ATATGATCACAATAAAGTCGAGTATCTGCATACTCAATTTTTTCCACCGCATATTGATAATCTGTTTGACCATCTTTCTGGTTAATCAACGGGCGATAATAATTATTCCATTTGGTAGGTTTAAAGAAATATTCTTTACTGATACAATTTTCTTTATCAATAATAATTTCTTGTATTGTTTTTCCATCAAATCTATAATCTGCAAAAAAATCCAATGCCTCATTTAGTGAAGTGATAGGCACAAATAAACCATTCCGAAAGCCTTTCTTATGACATATTTGGCACGTATAGTTATCACGTTTTAGTATTTCATTACTAAATTTTTTCCACTCATCAGCATTTAGCAACTCTTGGTAGTTATACATAGTGTCAACTTCATTTATTTACATAATATCATAAATAGTATATAATAATTACACGTTATGTAATAACACATTCTTTTGTGAATCATGCTTACTTCTGCTACTTCTCTATTTCAGAATTCAAATATTCCCAATCTATCTCTTCAAATCCTAAATCATCAATTTCATCTATGCATTCGCCAAAAGAATCTTTTCGAACTATTTTCTTAACCAATGCTACTATAATAATCACAGAGTCCAGCACAAATTTGTCTTTTATTGAGGCTGTTTCTATCCATTCTTCAAATAGTGAATGTGTTATAAAATATAATCTAGAAACTTGATTCTTTATTTCATCCATTTCAAAGCTGCACTGAAATATGTTATGGGCAAACGTATTTCTAATTTTACGAATAAGATTTAAATCATCATACATTTTTTTTGAGATAAGTCCAGTAAGATAACAAACTGTTATTTTATTGGAAAATGAAGAGAAAGGACCATTACTGGATTCAAATGCATCAGCTAATACTCCACCAGCAGTATTTAGCAATGATTTTTCCAACAATCTTCTTAACATTTCATCTAAAATTGAACCAACTAAAACGACACTTTCTCGTTCTGATCCGCCGGAAAGAATTTTCAAAATTTTCCTATCTCTAAAAAAATCTGCATCTAATTTTTCTTTTTTCATAATATCTTGTTTTTATTATAACAAATATAAAACTTCTTATTGGCACTATCTTCTTTTTTCTAATTAAATATTTCAAAAAGCAATTTTAAAATCTATAAAATTTACACATTCTTTATTCTACTGTTATTCAACCGTTCTTCAAACCCTGCAATGATACAGTATCGGCATCACTGCAATGTACAGCTCTCTAAGGCAGAGGAAAAGGCTACGACAACTTCTTTCCTCATAGCTTCCTTACCTTTTCTTACTACAATCATAGCACCTTCTGCATATATACTTGTCGAAAATAAACTCTGATCATATGTAGCTGATTGATACAATTTACTAATTGAGCTACTAATGATTTAAAGTTCATTCCCATCATTGTTATGAATTACTTTTTTATTATAACTGCCATAGTGCTAACAGTCGTTCCACTTTCCTTGAATTCACCTGCTCCGATTTCAAAAACCTCTCCATGAACTTCTTCCAACCATTCCCGGAACTCAACACATTTCTTTTCAGACGCAAATTTCCAATGCCGGCTGGTTATAGCCGCAAGAATTCCACCTTCTTCCAAGCGTTCATACATAAGTCTTACATGGTCAATATCCTGATTACCGGAAAATGGAGGATTAGCAATAATCTTAGTGTAATGCCCTACACTGTCTCTCGTAAAATCTTCATCAAGCAATATTACGTTATCAAGTGTATGAAGGAACTCCCTGTTTTCCGGCATCAATTCATAGCATTCAACTGTTACTGACGGGCACGACCGATGAATCGCTTTTATCAGAGCACCGCGTCCGGCACTTGGTTCAAGTACGGTATCTGTTTCGTGAATTCCACCGGCAAGCATTACCAGCCAGTCTGCAATATCAGCAGGTGTTTCAAAGAACTGAAAATCTTTTTGCAAATCGCATCGCTTACCTTCTTTCAAGATGGAGAACACACGTTCCGGATTAAAAGGAAATGTGAATCCCTGTATCTTACCTCCCTGCCATGAGCCGCCAGCTTCTTCTATCCATTTCTTTGCTTCAGCATAGGATTTCTTATTGAATTGTACTTTCGGAAGTTTGAGAACACTATCCTCAAGAGTACAATGTTTCAGTATTTCTTCCACATTCCATTTCTTACCTTCATCAGCCTGCTTCTTCTTTTCATCATCTGGAGCGTCTGGCGCTAACAGCGAAGATATTTTCGCAATAACCATATTACTCGCATCCATGAAAGTATTAACACAGGAAAGCGCTTCCATAAGAAATTCAGTATCAACATATCCGGCAGCGTCATAAACATCTATGCCTTCAGTCATATCCGACAATTCATTGAGCTGGGCTACACTACCACGTAACGTTTTTATTAAAGTCTCTTTGTTGTTCATCATAACTTTTTTGTAAATAAATTCTTGTTGTATCTACACTACCATGACCAAGAAGGTCTGCTAATTGAATTACATCTTTGGTTTTCTTCAGGAACATTTTAGCAAAGAAGTGCCGGAAGGCGTGAGCGTGCATTTTTTTCGAATCAATACCACAATGTTTACCCCATACTTTCAGATGCTGTGAAAGACCTCTTTGAGTCAACGGCCCGAATCTCCCAACAGCAAGAGTACCGGACTTGCCTGTCTCCTTTATATAGTCCTTCACTTCCCTCTGCAATTGCTTTTGGAAAAAGAAACGCCGATACTTGTTCCCTTTCCCTTTCAAAACAACTTCGCCGGCCGCTATATCCTCCCACGTGAATTGCTGAAACTCCGAGAGCCGAGCTCCTGTAGTACCCAATACCTTAATGAAGAAATAGTAATCCTTGTTGAGTTTTGTTTTCAGATACTCCAGTAACCTATTATATTCCTCTTCTGTCGGCACATTGTTTACATCCAACTTGCGTTTCATTCTAGGTCGTTTCAGTTCAATAGGTTTCTTCACCCATTTGGAGAACTTCTCAATGGCTGTAATACGTAATCGAATGGTAGCTGGAGAAAGTTTTTCCTCTTCAAGGCTTTTTATAAATCGTCTGCAATTATCCATATTTAGTTCATTGGCGTATTCAAAATATTTTCTCAACGAGGTATAATAGACATCAATTGTGTGAGAGGAATAATCATTGTTATCAGTCAACCATATTATAAAATCATTAAGCAGTTTCTTATTCTTCTCTGAAATAACCTCAAGTTTCTCCAAAGGCTTTACAGCCTTTTCCCGTCGGCCATATCCGATTTTAAGATAAGACAATAAATCACAAACAGCCTCACACATAAACGAATGGCGCACCATAGCATCAGCATTTTTATGTTTATATTTATAATAACCATGACGATTGATTTCTTCGGAATTTTCAAGAAAATCAGTCACATATTTGATGTATTTCCCGATGCTATCATAGCTCCTACCCGTCGTATACAGGTAGGATATGTAATCTACCAATATTTGTTTTCGTTTATCATCCATTTTTTTGATTTGAGAGTTAATACTTCATCCCGTGCATCTTTTCACGGAGTTCGTTATACTTCATTTTCTGCTCGATGTGCCAAAGCAGGTTTATATCTAAGTGCTTGGCAAGCCCGAAGATAGATAGTATCATATCATTCACGGCTGTAGGAAAATCAAATATTCCGTCATACCTAACAGGAAGTGTAGAGATGGAATAGATTGATTCGGTAAAAGTTTCGCCTTTACAGGCTTCTGCCATATCTTCAATACAGTCATCAATATCTCCATTGGCAAGTTCAAGGTTTATTCCTCGAAGTCCTGCAAGATCAAGCAAGCGGATAACAGCATCAGCTAATTCTTCTTCGATTGAACCTTTAATGGTTTCGTTATATGCAACTTCGTAACCGCGCTCTTTGGGAATGTCAGAATCCAATCCTTGACAAATGCGGCTGTTAGCAATCTTCTTATTATACCGATCAACATTAGCACGCCTTCCTTTTCTATCTGCTTCCACAGCTTCCATCAATTCAGAAATCACAAGGCAAAGAAAATGATTGTTACTTAGCTCTTGATCGTGAAACCCATGTTCACAAGCTGTTTTATATGCTTTGTCTCTTAATTCATTTAAATTCATTTTACTCATCCTTGTAATGCTTAAATATATCTATCCAATTCCTTTTCTAATAATTCTCCATCTATTTCAGGAAACAGCTTCAGAACTAAATCCAATGATTTGCAATAATTGTTATTGTATTCTTCAGTATCCATTAATCGAAGTACCATAGAACAAAAGATACTTTTTGTGTCTCTTAATTCGCCTTTCATCAGCAACTTTGATAGTTCGATAATTTGACTAGCAGGATTATGAAATTTTCCGTTTATATATTGAAAAATTATTCTTCCTTCAAATTGGCATATTTCACAATCTAATTCACAATCAATGTACTCTATTTTACTATCTATGAATTCACAATAAACACATTCAGTATTAGAATCAATGTACTCTATCTTACCATTTATGAATTCACAATAAACACATTCACTATTAGAAGCAAATAAAACTGCAAAATCATAGATATCATCACTATTACCTACAATTATTGAAGTAGATTCAAGAGTTTCCGAAACACCATTATTCCACTTTGCATCTTCAATAAGTTCCCTCACATATTCTTGAACTCTTGTAATGTTCTGCTCTATTAAATCTTTTTTACTCATAATTTCAATTCAATTAAGTTCGATTATTTTTTT